GAAAAGGGGAATCATAGGTCTGGTACTCGTTTAGAAGTACTTGCAGATGGGACTCAAACCATGAAAGTCTCTAATGATTCCTATGAAATAATAATGAAAGATAAAAAAATATTAATATCTGGTAGTGCAGATATAGAACTTGCAAATGGTGATTATAATTTAATTACTAAAAAAGGAAATACCGAAGATGGTGGTAATGTATTTATTACATGTGATAGAGATATGAATATTACAGCTAAAGGTGCAGTAAAAATAAAAGGTAAAGTATCTATTAATGGTACTAAGTTTGATTAAATATAATGTCCGAAACCACAGAAAATAATACTACTCCAGAACCAATCCCTTGTCCAGAGGTTTTAATTCCGAGTGCAGATGACCTCGAAGAAATAATAATATTTATTGGAAACACTTATGGATGGGAATATATTAAACCCATCGAAGAAATATTAGGTGCATTTCCATTATCTCATACTTGGCCAGATGATTTAGATTGGCCTGAACTAGAATGGGAAGGTAAGATACAAGCAATCGTTGAGGAATTTAAATTATATCCTATAGTAAAGATTGCAGAGTTTCTTGCAGTTCCATTAACAGTTGTTGTTCCACCATTTGGTATAGAAGTAGATTGTAAAAAATTATTTGAAGACCCTAGTTATAAATTAGAATTACTTGACGAACTAGAAAAGAGTTTGGGTCTAGATGTCATTGAAGAACTCATGGATGACTTTAGTGCAGAGAATTGGAATGGTGAGTTTGGTATAGATATTCCAAAAATTAAACTTGCAAAAGCATGGAAAGAAATGATTGAAGAATTAAAAAAAATCTTCATGACTGGTGGATTTAGTGCAATAGGAAAACTATTAGATAAAGAACCATTAAAAACTCTTATAGAAACTTTACCAGACCCTATAGGTTTCTTCTTAGAATTAATTGCATCCTTTCCTAAAGGTGGATATGAATTTGATGCAGATGCATTATTTAAGAAGTTAAGAGAACAAGCAGAGAAAGAAGGAATAGAATTAAAAGAATTATTACTACAAACAGAAATACCTTTTGTATCAGAAATACCAGCAGAGATGTTAGGACTGGAAGATGTCTTACCAGAAACCCTAGGTGATTTAATTGATTTAGGTAAAACAGGAGAACATAAGAAAATAGATTTTCCTAGATGGGATGAACAAAAATTATTTGAAAGATTTAAAACTTTTATAAAAGACCTACCTCAAATATTGTTTGAAGCCTGTCTTGCAAAACTTACAGAACTTATTAAGTTCTTTATACCACCAGAGATACCAATACCATTTACTCTATGTACATTCTTATCATTACTTGGTTTCCCAAAACAAATAGATGTTGTAGAACTAGTCGTTGAAGGTGCATAAATACTATTATGAGTAATAATTATTTACAGAACCAAAACAAAATTACTGCACGAAGATGGTATACAGATATTGATTTAAATCTACAACCCCATCCATCGTCTGGTGATTTAGTTCTTAAAAAAGATAATGATGCAGTTAAAAGGTCAATTAGAAATATCATGTTGACTAATAATTATGAGAGACCATTTAAACCAAACTTTGGTGCAAACTTAAGAGCTCTTTTATTTGAACTTGCAGATGACATTACTAAATTTGAAATAAGAAAACAAATTACCGAGGCAATCCAAGATTACGAACCTAGAGTTAAAATTGACCAAATATATTTGAATCAAGATAGAGGAAATCGAATGTATGTTAACTTACACTATGGAATCATTGGAGTAACAGAACCACAAGAATTAGAAGTAATACTACAGAGAGTAAGATAAAATGGCAACAGTAAAAAGTTCACAAGTCAATATTACCGATTTAGATTTCGATGATATTGCAGCTAATTTAAAAGAATATCTTAAGGGTCAATCTACTCTTAAAGACTACAACATGGAAGGTAGTAATATTAATATATTAATTGACCTTCTTGCATACAGTTCACATGTATCAGCTTTCAATGCAAACATGGTTGCATCTGAGTTGTTCTTGGATACTGCACAAATAAGAAAGAATGTAGTTTCTCGTGCAAAAGAAATTGGATATACTCCAACTAGTGCAACTGCCTCTATGGCAACAATAGATTTACAAGTAAACAATCCTTTGATTGGTGGTGAGACTCCTACATCTTTAACAATTAATAGAGGACATAAATTTAAAACAGTGTATGATGGATTTACATATCCATATGTTTCTCTTGCTTCACAAACAATTTCTCCATTAAATGGTGTCTTTAAATTTGAAGACCTTGAAATTTATCAAGGTAAAATGAATTCAGATATCTTTGCATACAATGGACAGATTCAGAATCAAAGATTTCCATTAACAGAAGAACTTGTAGATACCTCAACAGTTACAGTTACAGTACAATCAACAGGTGGTGGTTCATCTGCATGGTCAAAGTCAGAAGATATTAGTGGTGTAGATAAAGATACTAAAGTATGGTATGTTCAAGAAAATGACCAAGGACAATTTGAAATATACTTTGGTGATGGTGTTATTAGTGCAGAACCTTTAGATGGAGACACAATAACAATATCATACTTGGTAACAGATGACCAACATACAGAAGGTGCAAGTCAGTTTACTATGACTGATGCAATTGGTGGTAATTCAGATGTAACTTTAATTACTAAAACTGCATCATCTGGTGGTAAAGCAAAAGAAAGTATTGAATCAATTAGATTTGCAGCTTCTAAGTTTTACACCTCACAAAACAGATTAGTCACAGTAGATGACTACAAATCAAAATTACAAACATTATATCCTGGCGCAGATTCTATATCAGTCTGGGGTGGTGAAGATAATAATCCACCACAATATGGAAAGATATTCATTGCAATTAAACCTTCACAAAATGTAAATAAATTAACCTCATCTGAAAAAACTTTATTAAGAGACAAGATGAGAAGACTAAATATGTTAACAGTCAGACCAGAAATAATTGATGCAGATATTATAGATATCCTAGTGACAACTACATTTAAGTTCAATCCTAGAGCAACAACTAAAACTGTCTCTGAACTAGAAACACTTGTAAGAGCTGCAATCATTACACATGACAGTACTTACCTAAGTGGGTTTGATAGTATCTTTAGGCACTCAGTTCTAGCGAAAGACATAGACAGTGCAGAATCTTCGATTCTTTCGAATATTACAACTGTCAAACTTAGAAAAACTGTGACTCCTACTTTTGGACAATCCAAAGGTTATGAAGTGGAGTTTGGAGAAGGAAATAAATTTTATAATCCTCACAGTGGACACAACAAACTTGGTGGTGGTATTATAGAAACCACTGGATTCTTAGTATCTGGATTTACAGATACTTTCTATTTTGATGATGATGGAGAAGGAAATCTAAGACGATATTCTTTAAGTGGTTCGACAAGAGTCTACGCAGACAGTCAAGCAGGAACAGTAGACTATTCAAATGGTAAAATAACAATTAATGGTATTAATGTACTTTCAACAATTAATACAGATGACACAATTCACTTTACAGTGATTCCGAATTCATTTGATAGTGTTGCATATAGAAGTAATCTTCTAGACATCAACACATCATTGATAAAGGTAACTGGTGCAACAGACACCATTGCCTCTGGTGATACGAGTGCTGGGGTGGGATATACATCCTCATCTAGTTACTCCTAAACTATGATTCGTGTATATGCACGAAGTAACATTCCCACATGTTGTGGGTTTTTAACATGCTAATTTAGAGAGGAAATAAAAATGGCAGATAAAAAAGTAACAGCATTGTCCGACTTAGGGACAGGCATCGCAGGTGAAGACTTGCTTCATGTTATTGACGACCCTTCTGGTACTCCAGTAAACAAAAAGGTTACAGTCAGTAATGTTTTAAATAACCTTCCAGACTACCTTGGATTTGCACAATCAGCAGAAGCTGTATCATTCAGTTCAAACGCTGCAACTGCAACAGTAGGTAAGTTTGCACACTATGTAACTTCAAGTTCAAGTGGAACTGATATCCTAACTTTAGGAAATGGTTCAACAGGTCAAGTTAAATATTTTGCACTAGTATCCGATGGTGGTGCTAATGCAAGAATAACTCCATCTGGTACTTTTACTGGTGGTTCATATGTGCAACTTGATTCAGCTGGGGACACTGTACAAATGTTGTACACAGGTTCAACTTATGGTTGGGTTGTTTTAGGTGGTAATTCTTACACTATTGCATAAGGATAATTAGTAATGCCAATTCTCAATGACAGGATAGTAGACCAGATTGATGAACTCTTACCAGAGTACATTAGTGAGGAAGGACAAGGACTTAAACAGTTTTTGTCTGCATACTTTGACTTTCTTGAGAAGGGTATTCTTATCTATGAACAAGTTACAGACCTTGAAACAATAGGATTAGAAGATGGGGAAGGTGCAGTCTTACAAGAAACTGCAACCTTCTCTCCATCACCTTTAGATAAAGCAAAATTCTTGTACGAACAAAATTCTTTAGGAACTACACAAACTGGTTCTTGGGAAATAGGTGAATATGTAGTTGGGTCAATATCTGGTGCAACTGCAAGAATCGATGTTATAGGAAATACATCTAATAAACTTTATGTTGAAATGTTCACCGAATCACAATTCCTAATAGGTGAAACTATTGTTGGTCAAAATAGTAGTTACACTGCAAAGGCAAATTCATTTGAAGGTGGTGCATTGTTCGCTGCAAACAATCTATTAG